GTAGCTCTGGCACAACTACATTTTAACAAGGTATTGGGATAATGTATAAACGTTTTATCATGGATGTAGATGGTGTATTAAATGATGGCATGCTCTACTGGGGTGTGGATGGCAAACCATTCAAGGCCTTTGGTAACTATGATCACGATGGACTAAAACTCCTACGCAATCATCTAGACATAGAGTTTGTCAGTGCTGATGAAAATGGCTGGCCTATCACCTATAACCGAGTTACGACACACATGAAGTTTCCTGTGACCATGGTTAAAGAAAAAGATAGACTTAACTGGGTCTTAAGCAAAGGAGATCCAAAGGAAACTATCTTCATGGGTGACGGACCTTACGATGCAAAGATATTCCCACACGTGGGATTGAGTTTTGCCCCAGCACAGGCCTGGAGAACAGCAAGAGCTAATGCTACCCACGTAACAGAACGTGAAGGTGGCAAAGGTGCAGTAATGGACGCTTGCGTTATTATTATGGATAAGATGGGGATTGAACATGGATTTTAGACTAGGATTTGGACCAATGAGCCGCGAGGTAATTACAGCGATCTGTAACTACACACACGATACAAAAAGACCTTTGATGATTATCGCAAGCCGTAATCAAGTTGATGCTGAAACAGGTTATGTGATGACTACCCCAGAACTGCGAGCTCTATTGGATACACTACCGACTGACTACGTCTGGATGTGTCGTGATCATTGCGGTCCATATTTCTTAGACAGCGAAAAAGGACTAAGCCTTAAAGACGCTGTAGAAGCAACTAAAAAAACTATCGCCTATGATATCGAACAAGGATTTAATCTAATCCATATCGACACTAGCCGTGTTGATGATACCTATGGCATCGCTGAAGAACTATTTAAATTCTGTATCGATCTTAATCCTAACATTCGTTTTGAATTTGGTACAGAAGAAAACGTAGGCGTTGCGGCGGGTGCTATCAAATATCGTGAAGATGTGGCCTTTGCTAAGAACATACCTAATTTAGAATTTGTTGTGGCACAAACAGGTAGCCTATGTCACGAAGATCATCAGGCAGGCACATTTGAAATTGATACAGTACGTGAGCTTGTACGAGTAGCAAATGAAAATGGTGTTAAACTAAAAGAACACAATGCTGATTACCTAACAGCAGAACAAGTACAACTACGCAAGGCCGCAGGTGTACACGCCATGAACATTGCTCCACAGCTGGGTGTAGTACAGACTAAACTATTAAAAGAGATGGCACTAAGCCGCGGTGGCTTACATGAATGGAATGCGTTCAGTCAAGTGGTATTGGCCAGCAAGCGTTGGAAGAAATGGACCGACAGCGATCAAGATGAACAAAAGGTTATCGTTGCTGGACACTATTGTTTTGCCGGTCCAGAATATCAGGCTATCTTAGATCAAATCAGCCAACATGGTGATTGGACTAACGAAGTCAATCAAGCCATGTATCAAATCTTCAGCACCTACACAGATAATCTAGCCTAATGATAGTTTTATTCAATGTAAAGATCACGGACATCCGCATGGGCTATCCCTATCGCCGTGCGGCATGGATGCCAAATCCAGAACGTTATGATGTATTCCGATATTGTCTTGCCAGTACCGCAGTGCTGGAGCCCTTAGTCAGCAAGTTCATATTCTGTATTACTCTAGCACCTGAACTAGCACACCGCCAACAAGAACTAGAAGCATATATGCGTGAACTATTTCCTAGCGATAAACTAGAGTTGATATGGTCGCGCTGTGACTATGGTCGTGATTGGCGCCAAATCTGTGATCAATATTTAACTGACCCTGAAGAGATAGTTTGGCTGGCCTGTAATGATGATCATATCTTTATTGATAGTAATTTGGACATGGTTGAAAGTGCTATCAATTGGTTAGAGTTGGATCCAGATCCAAATGCTGTGATGTATTATAGCCATTGGCCAGAACAGATGCGCATGAGTAAGCATTACAATGGTGAACTTACCAGTGATGGAGACTTTATACGTTATAACTGGGAAACCTACGATGGCATCATGATGCTCAAAGCCGGTCGTCTTAAGAAGTATTGGGAACGAGACTACGGTAACGCATTGATGTTCAAAGTTGACTATCTAGGCGCACATCATGGATATGTATGTCCGGGTCCGGTTTATGCCCCGACTAAAGAGATAGTACGTCACTATGAAGGTTACAGTCATGTCAATGACAATATGACACAGACATTAGAAAACATAGTTCCACCCATATTCATTCCGCCGGGCTTCTTTGAAGGTGATTTGAAGATCGCCATAGGGTTCTATGACCGTGATGATAGTTGGACTAATTTCAATCCAGCGGCAGAATGGCTATACAATGCCAAAACTTCAGGCGCAGATTATCGTTGGGTAGAAGAAGATATTCCTTTATTTTGGCGGTCAAGAATAGGTAAAGTCACTCATAGTCCAGAATATGATAAAGAGGCCATGCGTCAAGCTCGTGATACGGCTATGTTGGTAGCAACTCATGTTCCTATGAAATGTTACGGCATAGAATTTGGCCTAGAAAACCACCATCCACGAGAGTATTTTTCCAAGCACTTTTTAGCATAATTTTGGTTGACATTTTGGTTGTTTGAGTGTATAATGTTACACATAGACAATAAGAAATGGAGAAGGAAAATGCTAAAAAAGCTACTGATTTTAGCCACATTATTTAATCTCGTAGCATGTACTACCAATCACGATCCTAAACTAGCTTGGTGGGTTACACAATCACCTAGTGGCATGGAAAAACTACCCGCGACGGGCAAAACGGGTGTAAACATACAGCAGGTTTGGATAGATGGCACGGGTTATAACGTCGTCACCCCAGCGCAGTAATATACACTAATACGATTTTGTGTAAATTTTGGTTGACTTTTTGGTTGTTTGAGTGTATAATGTTACACATAGACAATAAAAAAGGAGCAATTAAATGGATATTCAAGCAATTCACAACGAAGCACGTCAAGCCGCAATCCAAGCAGAAAACGCTTATCTAGCCCAGCACGGTGAACCAATGTATTGTGGTTTTGCCTGGGTAGATGTGTTTGTAGCTCGCACTAACAGCAAAGAAGCTAAAGAACTTATTAAAATTGGCTTTAAGAAAAGCTGGAGAGCTAAATGTTTAAACCTTTGGAGCCCTGGTGGTTATAATGGTCAAAGCATGGACGTTAAAGAAGCTGGTGCCCATGCCTATGCAGAAGTCCTAAGCAAGTATGGATTCAATGCTTATATGGGTGCAAGAGCTGACTAAATTTTGGTTGACAAACACCTAAAAAGGTGCTATAATTATACTATAAAATAAGAAAGCAGACAACTGCTTCACAATATTTTAATTAATATAAAGGACTAGACAAATGCAGGCATTCGTAAAAATTAAGAACGGTAGTTACCGTAATCAAGAAGTTCGAGATGAAGTGTTTCCACTCATCAAACAATTCCAATTAGGTAGTAAAGGTGGATACATCACAGTAGACGGCACTGGTCGTTTTGGTAAAGACAAAATACGTGTTAATCTATCTAGTCTTACAGACTATGAACTAGTAGAAGCACCTGCTATCGCAGTTGAAGCAGTAGATCCAGCAGTAGAAGAACAACGTATCAGTGAAATCGCTGAACGTTTTGAAATTTTAGATGACATGACCAAGGCAGTATTGAACGGAGATATCCGTGCTATGATCGTGGCAGGCCCTCCGGGTGTTGGTAAGAGCTTTGGTATCGAAGCACAGTTAGAAAAAGCAAACCTCTTTGATCAGATCTCAGGACGCCGTGTTAAGTCAGAGATGATCAAAGGTACGGCATCCGCCCTAGGTATGTATAAGGCACTTTACAAGTATAGTGACAGTAATTCAGTCGTGGTATTTGACGACTGTGACAGTATATTACTTGATGATGTATGTCTTAACCTGCTCAAAGGCGCACTTGACTCAGGTAAAAAACGTAGGATTAGTTGGTTAGCAGATAGCCATAGCCTACGCAACGAAGGTATTCCAGACCAGTTCGATTTCAAAGGCGGAGTTATCTTTATCACAAACCTAAAGTTTGATCAAATGAAATCGCAAAAAACACGTGATCACTTGGATGCTATCCAATCACGCTGTCACTATTTAGATCTAACTTTAGACACCATGCACGATAAGATCTTGCGTATCAAACAGATCGCTCGCACAGGTGTATTATTTGAAGACTATGACTTTGATCAAATCCAACAGGATGAAATCATTGACTTCATGGTCGCTAACCAAAACAAGTTACGTGAAGTTAGTCTGCGTATGGCTATCAAGATCGCTCAGTTACGTAAGAGCTTTCCATTGAAATGGTCTGCGTTGGCTTCAACAACTTGTATGAAATCATCAGTTTAAGGAGAAGTATATGTACGATAAATTTAGAACGTGGATGTATATAAACTCAGTGCAGGTCACTTGGTTCTTGATAGGCTTATTCACAGCCTTTGGGATTGACGCTCTGGGCACTGGTAATTTGATTGGTGCTGTGATCAACTTTGCCCTAGCTGGTCTTAACTACGCATTAAGAAAGATCTAATATCAAGAACTAATCGTATCCTGCGAATGTAGGATATATATTAGTAGCAAGTTTCTACCGTGCTTCAAACTGTCTAGCTCCTAGTGCGGTAGCCTCAAAGCCCAAGCTAACCCTTGGGCTTCTTTTTAGGTTGACTTTCCAATATCAACCACTATATAATAATAGTATGTTAACCTATCCCTATGTAGAAGACTATCTGGAATACCTTGGTGGTTATGAAGTGGGCCTTACAGCCTTAATCACACCACACAGTGTGAATAGAATAAGTCTAGCCCGTTACGACATAGCCATAGTAAACAGCATGGCATCAACGACGGTATTTGGCACAGCACTCACTGATAAACAAGCAGAACTAGCTGTTAAACTTGTATTAAAGTACCGCAGGCAGTTTGCTAAACTGGGCATAGATGTCAGCCCAGCGGAGACGCCTGTGTTCAGATTGGCTCCACGCAAGATGGATCGTACCAAGGCTGTTTGGTTAGACGGTGAGAACATAGTAGTCAAGTTTCCCTATGACAATGACTTGATCAAAGAGCTACAAAACTTCAGAGAAACTAGCCAAGGACGGGCCTGGTATGATCGTGATAAAAAACTATGGAACTTGGCTATAACAGAATACAATGTCAATTGGATCATACCTTGGGCTAACGGTTATGGATTTGAAATTGATCATCAGGTGCAGGAGTTATTTGCACAGATACTTGAATGCGAACAGCAACTATATGAGATTAAACTGGTCCAACAAGGTAGTGGATATGCTATTACTAATGCCTCAACCAGTTTAAATGAATATATTGAACAGCGTGGTGGGTTTGGTCGAGATAATCTAGTCAAGTTAATTGACTATGCTGGCCTATGTGATTACGACATAGCTGATGATATCAAGAATTACTGCATGGAACATTATCCTACAGCATTGGTGGCCATTGGTAGTAAGCACAGCATACACCTGCCTCCGAGCCCCGTACACTTAAACATGATATTTGACTATGCTGAAATAACAGATCGTTATCCCGTCTGTATTTATAATCCTACCCTGTTTGAAATAGATCTAAGTCGCTTCGACGAAGAAGAGATCGTGCGATTTGATAGAAATGGTAAAACAAAGACTAGCGATTATGATCCGTATCGTGTTAAAGTAGTGTATGCTGGAAAGATACCTTCAACCTGGGACTTTCCTGTGCCGTTAATGGTCACAACATTTGAGATGATGTTTGGTGGACGTAAGATGGACTGGACACGTAGAGCAGAAAAGATCATCTACTATGGTGCAACACAAATAAGAGAACAATACTAATGGCCTTGGCTAGATTAATAATTAAAGATGAAGTTAATGTAAAGATAGAAGGCTTAGATCTACATGAACGCAAAGAACTATCTAACATGTTCAAATATGAGATTCCTGGTGCACGTTATTTGCCAGCAGTCCGTCTAGGACGTTGGGATGGTAAGATAGCATTCTTCCAGATGGGTGGTAGTACCTATGTTAATCTATTGCCAGAGATTATTCCTTATCTAGATAGTCAAGGATATCATTTGGAACTAGAAGACCTACGTGATTACAAAACACAGTATGACTTTGAAGAAGTAACTGAAACAACATTCGAACATATTAATTGGCCGGTTAAACATCCTATGGCAGGGCAACCAATAGTGTTAAGAGATTATCAAGTTGAGATTATCAACAAGTTTCTTGAGAATCCACAGTGCCTGCAAGAAATCGCCACAGGCGCAGGCAAGACTTTAATTACAGCGGCATTGAGTTATTGCTGTGAGCCACATGGCCGTACTATAGTCATCGTTCCAAACAAGAGTTTAGTCACACAGACAGAAGATGATTATAAGAACATGGGACTTGATGTTGGGGTCTACTTTGGTGACCGCAAAGAGTTTGGTAAGACACATACTATCTGCACTTGGCAGAGTTTGAACATCCTATTAAAAGGATCACGCAACCATGAAGTAGATATCACCATAGGCGAGTTCCTACAAGATGTTGTCTGTGTCATGGTTGACGAAGTACACATGGCCAAAGCAGATGCACTTAAAACTCTGCTGACTGGTGTAATGGCACACGTACCTATACGCTGGGGATTAACTGGCACGATTCCTAAAGAAGACTACGAATTTGTCAGCCTAAAGTGTTCAATAGGTGACGTTATTGGCCGGTTAAGTGCCAGTGAACTACAAGAGCAGGGCGTACTTGCTAACTGTCATGTAAATGTCCTACAGTTAGTTGACCATGTAGAATATAAAGATTATCAAAGTGAATTACGATACCTACTTGAAACAGAAGAAAGATTAAACTATATCGCCAAGTTGGTAGAGACAATCCGTAAGAGTGGTAATACACTTGTGCTAGTAGATCGTATCGCACCAGGACGTGCTCTAATAGAAAAAATTAAAGATGCTGTATTCGTGTCAGGAGGCACCAAAGCAGATGATAGAAAAGAACAATATGATGACATTGCGACCATGGATGACAAGGTTATTGTCGCCACTTACGGTGTTGCTGCTGTTGGCATCAACATTCCTCGTGTGTTTAACCTTGTGCTTATTGAGCCCGGTAAGAGCTTTGTTAGGGTCATCCAAAGTATCGGGCGTGGCATCCGCAAAGCGGAAGACAAAGACTTCGTCCAGATCTGGGACATAACATCAACATGCAAGTTTGCCAAACGTCATCTGACCAAGCGCAAACAATTTTACAAGGATGCCTCATATCCTTTTATTGTGGAGAAAGCAGATTGGCAATGAAGAAATTGGCCGTATGCGGATGTAGTTTTATGACATCAAGTTACCCACTGTGGCAACAAATGAAAGGGGCAGATTGGCCTAACTATCCGGCAGTTAATAACCTTAGCAAGATTGATTTACCTAAATTTCTTCTTGATGAATTAGAACACAAAGGATATAAACATAACTATAGTTTTTTAGATCAATTTGTAAAAGAAAAAAATTTTGATTTTATTAACTTAGCTCGGGGTGGAGCAAGTAATTTTTTTATTAGAATACAAATTGATCAGGCTATTAATGAAAATGCAGACTACGTTATTGTAGGAGCATCTCAACCCGAAAGATTTGAGATACCTGTAGAAACATTGAAAATTGAAAATTTTCGAGAATTTAACTCTAAAAAATATATTATGTCAACACAGATCGATGAAATAATCGATTCTTTGCCAGCCGACCTTGTGTCTGCTATAAAGTACTACAAAACATTTATACAAACCCATGACATTGATGAGATAAAAAGCTATTATATATTGAGAGATGGATTAAATCAACTTGAAAAGAAAAAGATTCCATATGTTTTTATTCCAGGCCCTTTACAACAGCAAGACTGGTCTCAGCATAATATCGTGTGGCCTAAAGATGAATATCAACCTTGGGACATACAACACGGAGTAGACAATAGATACAATCATAACAATGCACTATCGCATGATGATTATTTTAAAACATTATTTAGAATTACAACACATTGGAAATAATATGTATATATTAACACTAGAAAACACCGCATACGAAATGAATGAGATCCCAGATGAAGTTGAGGACTTACGTTTTGCTATATTAGACAACAGCGACCCAAAGAATCCTGATTACTTCTTTATCCCATTGATCTTCCTAGAATCCTTTAATAGTCCAGCATTGGTCTTACGCATTGGTAATAACATAGTTAAAATGCCTGTGGATTGGCAAGTATTAATTGGTGAGCCAGACTTTGGCGACTTAGAAGTTATACCTTTAACCAGTATCAACGATCGTGGATTCAGTGTGTTCTGTTTTAATCCTCTAGACAGTTTTAAACCAGAATTCCATCCAATTGAAATCGTAGATATCTATCAAGATGTTAAATGGTATTTCCCTAAACTGCGGCCTGGACAGATGTTAGCAGTTCCTATTAATGACGGCGATCATCCATTGTGTGCTTACTTCGTTAAAGATATCAGCCGCCAGAGCGAAGTAGTAGACTACGGCAAAATATGGTAAAAACAATATTATTTGTAATTAATCATCTTGGTGGGAACAAAGAAGCAGAACGTATCTGCCAGGAACAAAAGATACCCTTTGGTGGTACATTATTTTCAATCGCAGATGAAATTAAATCCGGAGTTAGCTACGCTGCTTCACCTGTAGAAATTGGATTTCTCAATATAATATCACTTATCGATAAATTTGACGACATAGTTATTTTAAAGGATCACGAAAACTATGTAATTAAACTATATCAAACTGAATTAGAATTTTTTCTTAAATATCAAAAAGAATTTTTACAATCTGATAAGAATGTTGACAATACTTTCAAAATATTAGATCAAGATAAATTAAATTTCTTTGGATGTAGTCATACTGAAGGAGTTGGGCACACTTCTATAGAAACAACATATCCTCATGTGTTATCAAATTTAATGGGAATGGAATATAATAATTTTGGAATGGGCGGTAAGAGTAACTATAATACTGAAGATTTATTATCTACATTTTCTATAAAAAATTCAAAATTAATTATTCAATTTACTGATATTTATAGAATACGACATCTAGAAAATGATATGATACAAGACAAATCAATTTACAACATTAAAGATAAATTATCTAATTCTTTAATTTTTAACGAAGAAAATTTATTGTTTAATTTTAAAAATATTGTTAATAGAATCGTTGGTCGATTAAGAGATGGTAACAATAAATTTTTAATAACATATACTTGTAATATTGAAAATGCTGATGCTGTCAAATGCCATGAATTCTTATACGGATTCAAAGAATTTAGTTCGACCATTGGCACTCAGATTGATGTAGCAGCAGATGGTGCTCATTATGGAATACAAAGCCATAAAGTATGGGCAGAAAGATTATACAAGAAATGGATAGAATTATATGATAACAAATAAGATATGGCGTATCTGGGCCAAAGCACTCGGACAAAAAGAAGGTGCTGATGATGATGAAGCAGATCGTATAGCACTGATACGTACTGTTATCGCTGGTATTAATTTGATTACCTGCTTGATGATCATAGCAGGCATAGTGAGGCATTGGAATGGGTAATTTGAAACCAGGGGCAACTTACATATACGAAAGTCCAGATGGCGGAGAAACGACCTATGCCCGTGAAATCGGTGCACCTGAAAGAGAACGATTTATGATTGGGCAAAGCTGGAAAGCTAAAGAATTGGTAGAGCAACGCTTATGGAACGAAATATATCCGAAAAGATACCTAACGCCAGCCTTGACAGAAGCAGTTGAAAAATGTATAATTATATATAAGCTCTCGGAGAAAAACGAAAATGGCATTTAACCCACAACAGTTTAAACAAAAAAAGAAACGTGAAGTTGACCCAAATGCGCCACCGCGTCCAAACCTGATGTCACATGATAAAACTATCCGCGAAAGCAGGGTAGAATTTGATAGGTTAAGAGATTTAGTTAATCAACAAGCAGATGAAATCACCACACTAAAAAACAAGTATAATAACATGCAGTCTAGCGTAGACAGGATATTAGGTTATCTCAGCAAGGGATGGAATAAGAAGTGAGTAGTAGTTTAGAAATCAAATATGAAATGCAGGCATATGATCGCAAGGATCGTAGTTACTATGATAATTTCACTGACGACGATCGTAAGAAGTTCTCAACATATCTAATGCTGAAATACGGTGCTAATGTCAGTGGTGGCAAAGACATGCAGGCCTATTATCTAATGGCTACTAATGAGC